TAAAAGATATAGATGAAAAAGAATCGTTTTACTCTATGGATGATGGAAAGCTAGTATCTGTATTAGTTAAAGCAGTACAAGAGTTATCAGCAAAAGTAACAGAATTAGAAAGCAAACTTAAATAGGAAAATCAGAATGAACTGGTCAGAGTACAAGGCAAAGAAAGGTAAAACAGCTGACTTTGCAAACAAAGAAGTAGTAACTAAAAAAGCTGTTAAAGAAGCAAAAGCACAATCAGATGGTCTTGCACTTGCTATAGAAGATTTTAAAAAACTTTAATTAACTAACAAGGAAACACAATGGCAAAAAAACAAAAAGACAAGCCAATGTTAAATCTTGATGGCGTTGAATACGCAATCGAGGATATGACAGACGCACAAAAAGAACTAGCAAATGAAGTTATGTTAAATCAAAATCATGTTAATGATATAAAGAATAAACTAGCTAATAACGCTTTTATGAGACAGCAATTAATAGAATGTGAAATTGTATTTGTAGAAAAACATCAAAAAGGTGTTAAAAATCTAAAAGAAATGCTAGAGGAAAAAGAATAATATGATTGTAAGAAGGTGTAGTCAAGGTCATGATGTTCAGATTTATAAAAATACAAATCCGACTGCTACTCGTATAAGAACTTTTCCAAATGGAACAACCTTGACTTACCCTTCGTCTTATGATTATTTTGTTAAAGTAGATGGAGAAATACTTAAAAAAAGCAATAGTTTTAAAGTTGTTGAAGAATTTTATGTTTCTGAATGTGCTAAAAAACATGATAATGGACATGGAAGAATAATACATGGGAAACATAAATTAGAAGGCGGAGTGGTGAAAATTTTATGAATGAAAATCAAATAGTAGTAAGTATTCCAGAATTAACTCATTTAATAAGGCATTTAGATTTAATGTACTTACAATTACTAAAAAAAGAAGAGCCTAAGCAAGTTGAACAACCTCAACCAGAAGGTCAACCTCTTGTAGAAATACTTGGAAAACCTTATATACAAACTAAATCTTGGTATAACCCAGGTCAAGGTATTAAACAATCTGCGGCTGTAGAATAATGAAAAATAAAATTATAAAATTAAAAAATGGAGATTTTAAAGTTAAGTATGAAAAACCAACTACGTCTTATAATATTCCTATTTATTATACTTATGTTAAGTAGTATATTAGGATGTGAGGGTTGGTCTGTTATGGGATACGCTCTTGACAAATCGCAAGATAGCACACAAGTAAAAATTAAAGAGATAAATGAATGAAAAACCTAAAACTGCCAGGTCTTATAGGACTAATGTTATTGACGACAACCTTGTTTTATCATTTAACTTTAAGTTTTTGGTTAACATTTTGCTTATTGGCGGTTCAATTTTATACGGTTGGTTTAACTTGCAAAACAGAATTAAAAATCTTGAAAAAGAAGTATTGGAAGCTAATGATGAAATACGCAATCTCATGGCTAAACATCAGTTGGAAGAATCTGCACAATTAGAAGAATTAGAAAGTAAATTAAAGTTTTATGAAAAAGAACTCAATATTAATCCTCTATCTTGGAGAAAAAGGAAAAAGAAATAAATAATGGATTTTATGGCAATTTATGGCGAAGCTGGAATGATTGGAGTTGTTGGAGCTATGTTTGTATATTTAGTTGTGTCTTTATCTAATAAATCTGCCAAACAACAAGAAACATTAGAAAATTTAAAAGTTGAAAATAAAGGTCAATCTGAAACTTTAGAAAATATGGAAGGTATGATTATAAAATTAATCACCAGGTGGAATGTTTCAGATGATAAATTAGATAGAAAATTTGATGCTATTACAAAAGAAATAAATGATTTAGATAATCAAGTTTCTAGAATAGATGGTTCTTTATCAAGGATAAATGGGAAACATTAATGGATAGTTTAAAAGTATCTGGAACAAGCTTTGCAAGTCAAGTAATAGTCTTTATGGATATGCTTCCTTATTTTTTAGGTATAGCAATAGCTGTAATGAATATTATTTATTTATATTATAAAATCAAAAATGAAAAGGAGTCGTAAATGTTAGGAAAAGTAGTAGCTCAATATTTATTAGACGATGAGGTTAAAGCTGATTTAATCGCATCTGTAAATAAATCTGTAAACGTGCCAATGATTAATGAAAAAACAGAAGCTAAAATATTAGAAGCTATCTGGGAATTATTTGAAATGGCAATTAAAAAGAAGTTAGGAGTTTAATAATGACATATTCAATAGTAGTCCTTTTAACAATGGCAACGCTTAATACCGAACCTTCAGATTCTAATGGTAAACATTTAGAACAATATGCTTTAATGGAAGATGTAAAAAAGAAAAAGAAAAAAGGTAAAAAGATTGGTGGTTCTAAAGGTAAAAAATCTAAGAAAGGTTTCTTCTCAAAGATATTTGGTAGTAAATAATGACAGTTTCTAAAAAGAAAAAAGAAGTTAAACAAAAAACCACTTCTATAAAAGATTTAGAAAAATATATTGCTTATTTACTTGATGAAAATAAGACAATGAAACAACAAATTAATAAAATATCAACAAGATTAGGAATTTAATATGCCAGCTAAAAAAAAGTATGCAAAAGAAACACAAAAAGCTTTTAAAAAAAGAATGAGTAAAACTGGGCCTGCTAGAAAAAAAGCTAACAAAAGGGCTAAGAAAAAATATTAATCAATGCCTAAAAGATACAAAGTTTATAGGGATTTTTCTGGAGGATTAAATACTAAAACTGACCCTAAATTATTAAAAGATAATGAATTAGCAGATGCTGCTGGTGTTGTTGTAGATAAAAGAGGTAAAGTTAGGACAGTTTCTCCTTCTCAAGCAGGTGGTGGTAAAATTAATGGATTAACAGATATGGATGGAGGCATGTTAAAAGTAGCAAGAGGTCTTTTTGCTTTTAAATCTGATTATTCATATTCTGATACTACTAATTCATTAAGTTCAAGAGAAAGTGAGTATATTGTTATGGCTGATAAAGCTAGCGCAAATATTGATTTATGGGGTTATAATGATAATGGAGATGACCATGCTCTTAAAACAAATTCTATTGATTTAGGAAGCGGTGTTTTATTTGCAGTATATTATTATGCTGACGGAGCTTTAAGAATATCTGATGGAAATTTTTCCCATGACAACAATACGACTTCATGGCTTGGAAGAATTGGAGATGATAATAAAAAAAAGTTATTAGGAGCGGAATTAGATAGAGCTTGGTTAAAAACAACTAATACTTTAGATAAACCTACATTTGGATTTGTAGCTCCTAAATTAAGTGGTACTGCAACTGGAGATACTACTACTCTTACATTAACTGCTGGAGTTTCTTCAAGTGGAGTTATTACTGGAATAGCAGATAGTGGAGATGGAGAAGGAAAAACATCAATAACTGATGCTAGTCATGGATTATCAACTGGAGATGAAATTACAATTCATTCATGTGGATTACTTGACGGAACTTATGTTATTGAAGCTATAAATTCTGGCACTTTTACAGTAGATACTCCTTTTATATCAGACAGAATGGAAACTGTTCCAAATTCAGGTTGGATAAAAGAATCTGTTTCAGATAATTTTCAAGAATTATCAACTACTATAGCGGAAGCTAATTCTGCTAGTAAATGGTATATTGCTTGGGATACTAGTGATAATGATATATGGAAAATAACTTCATCTTCTGGTCAAAGTTTAACTACAAGCACGAATAGTGATAATTGGACTGGAGAAACTTTTGATATTTATCCTTTCCCAGGCACTGGTATTTTATTAGAAGCTTATCAAAGCCAATCTTCAACTGAAGGTGATTGGGAAGAAGGTGAATATGAATTTGCTCAAACATTTATATATGAAGGGAATCAAGAATCTAAAATTACTAAATTAAATGGAGCTAATGTAAAAATTGACAATAATCAAGTTTTATACGCTACAATTTATGTTTCTGGTTTACTTAATGCTGGTGAAAATAAAACTTATATAAATTCTAGGCTTATAGGAGGTCGTGTATATACTAGAAAAGTTGGAACAAATAATTTTTGGTCTTTATTAATAGATATGGATTTTAGAGTTCTTACTGATTTAACTGGGGGAGGTACTAGAACTTCTACTATTGATGATTATGAATCATGGGCATCTGGTATAGACGCAGATACTGGTGGGGAAGACATGGGATTTACAGATACATATCTTCAAGGATTTAAAAGCACCCAACATACTATAAAAAGATTGAATATAGAAAGTTATGAAAATCTTAATGGATTTAGTTCTAGTGAATATGCTCTTACATTTGCAGATGCCGCTGGATATGGTTATCAAACAGCTGTGGTTGCAGGACAAAGAGTATTTGTTGCAAATGTTAAATATATAAATCCAGATACAGGAGTTGCTTCTATAATGGGTGATGCTATATTCTATACACCTGTTGGTAAATTTGATACATTCCCTTCATCTTATAAATTAAATATAGCTGGAAATGATGGAGATGAATTTTCTTGTTTAAAATATTCTAATGGTATTTTATTAGCATTTAAAAAAAATTCATTATATTTAATTGATATTTCAAATCCTAATGAGGCAGCTTGGAGATTAATATCTAAACATGAATCAAGAGGAGTTGATGGGTATTGGTCTGTTGCTGAAACAGATATTGGAATTGCATTTGTTAATAGACATGGATTATTTTTATATAGTCAAGGTAAAATAGCTAATTTAAGTAATGAAAAACTTAGCTATGATGATTGGCATAGTTTTATTGATAATGATGAAGAAGGAGCGGTTTTAGGATGGGATAATAGTTGTAATAAATTATTAATTGTAAATGATGCTAAAGAACCTGCAAAAGTAAGAATATTTGATTTAGATACAAGAGTATGGACTAAAGGATATGACCTTACAACTTCAGGCGGATTACCTGGCTGGACAATTCCAGATGGTTCAAATCAAGGTATTTCTAATATGATTACTTTTACTGGTAGTGAAATACAAGATGGAGCTAATAATGATATAAATCCAAATGGGGGAATTTTATTTTATGGAGATGAATCAACTAATTCTAATACTGATGATGATACTGACTTATATCAAATAAATTTTGCATCTACATCTGCTTCTCCTTTTATAATTACTACAAAAGATGATGATTTTGGAATACCTAATATTTTTAAAAAAGTTTATGAAATAGATATAGAATATATAACTGATAATAGCAATCCAGTTTTAGATGTTAGATATGAAATAGATGGAAATGATATTCCAAATAGCTCTTCTAGCCAAGTAACAGGTTCTGCTATAACTTTATATGGTTCTTCTGATAAAGATAATGTTAATATTGCAAAACAATCTTTTAGCACTCCTCAAAAATGTAGAAGTATTTCATTTAGAATATCTTCTTCAGGCACAACTTCTTTTTATTTTGAATTAATAAGTTTAGGGATAAGATACAGGCCTCTTCAAGCGTCTCCTATATCTTCAGAAACTGTATAATGTCTGGAAAATTAGATAATATACTTCAAACATCTCCAGCTAAGTTTAAAACTATGCAAAATGGGGATATGGTTACTGAAGTTATTGGAGATAAAGTTACAAGCTATTTAAAGCATAATAATGCTATATATAGATTAAATTGGGAAAAATATGAGAATGTTGATAATCCTAATCCTGTTTCTGAAATAGAAAGTAATAATTTTAAAAAAGGAATAAGTGGTTATAAAATAGATAGAAACGGACAAGCTGATTTATCTGAAATAAAATTTAGAAATTCAATAAACAATCTTAGTTGGAAATTTTTTACAGGTACTGCTCCTGCTAAACAAGCAATGGATACAATAGCTCATGGAATTAAAAATGGAAGACAAAGAATTGTTTGTGTTAGTGCTAATATTAAATCTGATACATCTCCAAGTCCTAGCTCTGGAAGTATTCCTACTAATTCTATGATAGCTGGAGCAGGTAACATACAAGATGAATCTGATGAAGATTGGGATTATAAAACTTTTTATGATGATACAAATATATATTTTTTTATAGATACCACTGCTGATGACATAACTGGCAACACATATGTTATTTCT